AATTTTTTTGTCATATCTAAAGTTAGTTGATGATCTGTCAAACCCACTCCAAGCCCTTTTTCTCTTTTTTGAGAAATAGCAATATAATCAGTTCCTTCAAGAAATCCATATTCTACCATTCTTTTTACTTTAACCGATTTTTTTTCTTACTATGCACCTAAATTTAATTTTGTTAATATAATATGACTATAGCCACTTACTGTTGTAGGATTTTCTGCATCTGCACTCACCTGAGAGCCTCTAAACTGAAATATAGTATCTTCATCACCGGCGAGAACTATTGAATATTCTGAAATAAAACTATTTCCATTTACTGCTGGTAAAGGATAATAAACATCTGTTGTAAACGCATGACCTGCAGAATTACGGCAAAGGTCTAATGTAGTAGTATTTGTTGCAACATATGGACCACCTCTGCAATTTCTACCTACTATTACAGAATATTCAGTTCCTGTTACGTCCCAGTCAAACTTTACATCTGGAGTAGCAGATGTCTCATTTCTTACGTTAATGTTAGTATTTATTTCCCAATATCCAGAGTTTGCTGGTATAGTAAAGACCATTCCATTTATATTTGCCATATTTGCTGTTGTTAAATTCTGATTAGCAGTACATCTGTATAATTGAATTGGCGCAGGCTGCACTACTGGTGTACCTATTATAGCTATTGCAACAAACGTACTCATTATTTTAAGCAGAATTATTCTTGAATCGACTGCTAAGTCTGTTAAATCTGTTGTTCTTACAATAGGGATAGCTACATCATCAGGACTCAATTTTGCTGTTAATGGATCCAGTGTACTTATTGTTGCTATAAAAATATTATCTTCTTGTTTTTTATTTATTATAGCATTATATATAAAACTATTATCTAACATATCTATTCCTCCTTATTACAGAATCAACAGGCTTTCCAACATCAAAACTCCAGGACATTTTTTCTATATTATAAACTGAGTTAATATTATTTACACTATTTTTAAAACTATATCCATCTCCAATATCTGGCAAGCCACCATTTTTTGTTGTAGCAAAAGCATGTTTATAACTAATTAATTCTTCTATTTCAGACATTTTAAGAAGTTCTCTCTTTGCTCTCTGATCAACATAATCCTGACTAACAGACTCGGAATCAAATTTCTTTAAAATAGTCCTTCCAATGCTAGTTATTGAATACGGATGGTCGTCCATGCCTAACTCTTCAAATGTTAATGTCGCAGAAAAGAAATTATCAGCGTCTGAACTATTTGTAATAACAAGAACTTTATTATATATATCTGTGTAATTTATATCTCTTGAAAACTCTGGCAAATACAATCCTTCGTTGTTATCTTCAAACGACCATATTATATTTGTGTTTTCAGACCAGGGACTTGATCTTAAAACTCCATTACTATCTGCCCATAAAGGAGTCCAACTTATAGCATTTAATAAGCCATTTATCACAAATAATAAAGATTTGCCAGTCACATATGTAATGTCTTCATTATTTACAGCAGCAGAATTATTAAAACTATACACTAACCAAGGAGCAACTGACTCTATTAATGTTTTTATCTCTTCTATTATGTTAGAGTCAGCAACAAGAATATAAGAAGTTTCAAGTTTTGCCTGCTCAAGTGCTAAAAGTATATCAAATCCCTGTATTGCTTTCTTATTATATAGATCAGTAAAACTATCCTTAGGAGAGCTTAAAAAATATTCTCCTAAAGGATATTTATATGTTTCTCCACTAGCTATAAAGCAATACCAAGGCTTTATTCTATCAGTTAAAAAGGATATGTCATTTATCTCAGAACCAGAAATATTAAAACTTGCACTTCCGATAATATCTCTTGTAAAATCTATTGTTATACCTCCAGATTCAATGTTGCTTAACAAGCCTGCTGTTTTATAGGCATTACTAGAATATTCCATTAACTCGTATTCAAACCACTCTACCCTTCCATTTAAAAATCTATCCATATCAATAATCCCTTTCCTGATCGTCAATTCTAACTATTTTACACGTAAATTTATATCCAACATTGCCATACCTTGTAAGATTAGGACTCAAAATAGAACATTTAAAATATCTACCTCTCCAATCTCTATAAAAGAAATCAGTGTTGTTCCTTATTAGAGTTTTGAATGCATCATATTCTGAGTAATAAATAGTAGCTGAAAAACTTAATTCATAATCAATTTCAATCCCCTTATATGGTACTGGATAAATACGTCCTGAATAATTAACTAAAGCCTGTTTTTGTTCATCTTTTTCCTGTAAAGATGTATCCTTTTCAAATATCTGTGTATCTTCATAATTATTTCCACTATTAACTATATGGAATCCAGTCTCTAAAACATCTATCTCTTCAACACTACTGTTCTTAATTGTTGGAGTAGCACTAACTGCCTCGACATAATATTGTGTAACCCCAGATATTGAAGGAAGTGAATCCACAAGTCCTGTGTTTTTAGGAATCAAGGTCTCTATTAATTGCCAATTCACGTCACTTTCTAGTTTTCTATATACATTGTTATATTCTGTCTCGGCATTTTCTGGGTCTATCTCCACAACTAATACCGGAAGTAATCCATATTCCTTACTATAAAATGAATCAGCACTTCCATCTTCCGTTGTCGAAGTTATCAATAGTCCATTAAAGTCTGTAATTGTTCCTGCAGCTATTAATTCAACTAAATCTGTGATATCCCACTGTTCATATTCGCCATATTCATTCTCGCCTTCATCAGTATGTGCGTGTGCGCCATATTGTGTTGCATCTATTGTTGGGGTATTGTTTGCTGTTATTGTACTCTCAACCCAGACGGTTTTTAAATACTTAATACAACTTTCTATTCCTGGAGTAAGAACATCTTTTCTATATACCTGTAAATAGGCATTTACTATTGTCTTGCCAACTATTTCAGATAAATCGAATCCCAAGTAAATGTCTTTATAAACTCCACCAACATCGTCCGCAGATAATAATAAATCATCCTCACTGCCAAAATTATCATTATCATGCACACCATCAAGAATTGTGTGTGAATCTTTATCTGTATTATTTATATAAAAAGTAACAACATCCGGATTTGTTATTTCTATATTTGCAGTTCCAAGACCTGTGTTATAATCAACCTCCACCACAGGTGTGGTTGGATCTAAAAATAATGTTGTAAAACTAGAAGCAGCCCATTCTAAACTCCAAAGTTCCACACTATTTGATACTAAAAGAGTTATATAATAAGCAGTATTATTTTCTAATGGATAATCAAAACTTAAACTTCCGGTTTCTTCATTTTCAAGACTCATTATTCCTGTTTTTTCTTCTAACATATTATCTTCAGCATCAAATAATCTCAAGATATACTCTTTCTGAGAATAAATTAAGTCAGTATACTCCCATTCTATCGTTAACAAAGAACTTGTATATGTTCCTTCGTTTGATGGGTCTAAAATTGTAACAACAGGCCTTTCTGCTATTTTAAAATAAGCATCTCCTGACCATGGCGACCCACCAGTACCATCTTCGCCGCCGGTTGTTAGAGCACCCCATGTTTGAACTTGATATTCCCAGTCTCCTTCTGCTAAAGTAACAGTCCAGTCATACGTTGATTCACTTCCAGCGGTTTTATCTATATAGGAGTATTCATCGGCGCTATCTTTTGCCCTAAATCTTAATCTAAAATATGTTTGAGTCGATGAATCTGTTGGATTATGCTGCCATGTAAAAGTAATGGGGTCTTCGTCGGTTCCATAAGCCCTTAAAGCATCTGGACTTAAATTACTAGGTGCATCTGGAGCTTGCAAAACAAGAACAGCATTACTTGTGGCATATGTTGATGATAACACAGGTGTTGTAATTGTAGCCTTAACTCTGTATTGAAACTCTATATATGCTTCTAACGAAGTATCTGTATAAGTTATAGCAGATTGACTAACTGTGCTCGACAAAGCAGACCATCCAAGCCAATCTCCACCTGATTTAACATTTCTTTCTACTGTTTGATAATTTGCTATTGTAGTATTTTTAGTCCAATTAAGAACAATTGTTGAGCCTGCCCTGGCAGCTGTTAAACTAGTAGGAGCAGCAGGAGTTGTTGACATAACAGCCGATTCAGACGAATAGTTACCATTCCCAGCAGCATTCCAAGCTCTAACTCTATATTTATATTGCCTATTTGCTATAGTAGAAATATCTGTATAACTTGTAGCACTAGCAGATAAAGTCGAAGATAATTCCGACCACGTACCAGATGAATTATTCCATCGTTCTATTTTTTGATTAGTATACGGTTTATCTACGTTTGTCGGATTTGTTCTGGTCCAGGTTACTGTTTGTTTTGTATCGGAAACCCTGGAAACGGACACTCCTGTTGGTGCATCTGGAATAGTTATATAAAAAACACCAACTAACAATTCTTCATTATCAGAACTCGCGCCGGACATACTGGAAGCTGTCGGAAAACTAGAAGTATTAGTTTTTCTATATCCAGTAGTACCATTGTTAGTACCTGCTATATGTCCACCAGAAGGATTCCTGTATAATCCTATCCAGTATGTAGTAGTAGAAGCAACAACATATGCAGATGACAAAGAATACTCTCTCCAAGATTGACCACCCACAGAAGTACTTCCTGATGACATACTAAATGTTGCAGTCTGCTTTAATGCTGAACCAGAAGCAGTCCACAATATTAGTCTTGTATTAACTGCACTATCTTTACCAGCTGCATATACTAATAACTTTGTAATTGCTCCTGCTGGTACAGATAAGTCACCTGATTGCTGATTTAAAGTATTAGTTCCAGTCCATTGGTAATCATCTGCTACAGGTGGAGTAGCATTATTTGTTATGTTATATTTATAAGGCATTAGAAAGCACCCCCTCTGGCATAAGCCTCTGTTTTAATATTCGCAAATAGATCATGAATAGATTTAATTTGTTCAATAGAGTCTGGATTTATAATGACACTTACATTATAAATATCACCCTCTGTTTTATTATTATTAATTGTAGAACTTGTTATAGGTGTAGTCATTGCAACAGATTCTGGATTACTATAAATATCTGCTCCTTCAGGTATATTGATTAATTCTGGACCCTGTTCGCCAACCCAAGACAAGCCACCTTTCCAATTTCTAGTACCTCTTGCATTCTTTGGAGTATTAGTTTCAATTTCACCAAAAATACCACCTGATAATATTGAAGCAACAGCAGACAATATTTTCCAAGCATTTTCTTTTATGTATTCTATTGCTTTTGCAACTAATTTTTTAGCCAATGACTCGCCAACTTTTGCTGCTGCCGAGATAATTGCCTCACTATTCTTATCTATAGCAGATGCTACAGCAGAAATAGCTTCTTTCATTTTAGATGGTAAAGATTTTTTTAAATCATCCCATAGTTTCTCTAATAATTTTTTTAATTTTTCTGCCTGAGTATTTACTTCTCTTGTTTCTTTTTCAGCAGCGGTCAAAACACCACCTGCTTTTTCATTTGCTAGAGCTATAGTTCTATTTTTAGTAGTTGTAGCTGAATCTATTGTCTTGTCTCTTGCTTTACCTGCTTCTCTTATCATTGAATCAGCTTCTTGCTGTGTTAGTCCTGTTGTTTCACCAACCATACTTTGAATAGTTCTAACTTTATCACTATAAAGCTTTTCAGCTTTAGATTTTACACCATCATAAGTCTTATTTGCTTCAGCAATTATTTGAATAGCTTCATCTCTTGCTAAAGAAGTTGTCCTATTTTTTAATTCCTCATAAAGAGAAATCAATTTGCCATTTCCATCACTTGCAGTCTGTATCATGTCTGCATTTCTTTGTCCAAGCAATGCTTGTAATTCAATAGTTTCTGCTGCTGTAAGTTCTCTTGAACTACTAATTTTGAGCTTTTCTAATTCTAAAATTCTAGCATCTCTTTCTTGAATCATTGTAATGTTTGAAGCTACATTTGTATTAAAATCCTCAATTAATTTAGCTTGTCTTTCTTGAGAAATCACATCTGTTTCAGCGAACATTGCTTTCATAGAATCAAGTTCCGCAGTAGATCGTTCTTTATATTTTTCTATAATTGCATTTCTTTCTGTATCCATTGCAGCCTTAGTCTCTTCTAGTTTTTGATTTAATAAGTTTCTATTTTCTGTATTTAAGTTTTCTCCAAATAATTTATGCATTGCATTTAGCTCATCTAATTTAGTTTGAGTATTAACCATCAGTTCCATTGTTGCATTTTCTATTTCACTATTTGCATACTTTAATTTATCTGGTATTAATCCAAATGTATCTAATAGCTTATATAAGTAGTCAAATAACTGTCCACCCCAATCAATTATTCCTTTAATAAAATCTAAAAATATATTTTGACTTGTTTGTGTACTTCCATTTAAATTTTCAAGACCATCAGAAATAAAACTACTGATTGCATCTTTAGCCATTCCAAAAGCTACAGATAAATTGTCACGTATTACAGATATAACAACCTGAGCTTTATCAACTATTTCTCCAAATCTATCAGCCAAAGCACGTGCCTGATCACCAGACATACCAAGTCTTTCTGTTAACACCTTAAACATAGTATCGGCATCACCAGAGAACAATGCTTTTAATGTTGCAATTGCATCTCCTATAAATCCGAGTTTTGCAAGAAATGCTGTTATTGCAACGGTAACTGTTGTAACAACACCTACAAGCATAACCATTTCAGCAATCCAAATTACTATTCCTCCAACAATTGCTGCTATTATAGGTAGACCTACCGTTGATATTACTGAAACAATAGCAGTTATAGCGGTAACAACACCTCCAAGAACACCAATAAGAGTTCCAATAACTACTAAAATAGGGCCAACTCCTGCTAACAATGCATCAAAAGCAGTTATTACCATAATTATTGGAGTTGGAAGATTAGCAAGAAAACCTATTAAATTTGTCAATACTGGAACAGCTATTTGTTGCAAAAAATCAAACAATGGCTTTGTTGCTTTACCTAAAAGATCATTAAAAGTATCTGCCAATGTAGACAACTTTCCAGACAAAGTTTTAGACCCTTCAGCCATACCATTATAAAATTTCCCACCTTTATCTGTGGCATCAACTAAAGCCTGTTCTACTTCTTTATATGTTACTTTACCAGCTCTCATCCTCTCTCTTACTTCTTCCATTGTTTCGCCTGTTCGAGCTGTAATTTCATTTAGAGGATTCCAGCCCCTGCCTATGAGCTGATTTAAGTCTCCTGCTTGCAATCTACCTAAAGAGTTTATTTGACCCATTACAAGACTCATTCCTTGAAGTTTCTCTTCATTACCTAAAGAAACATCACCCAATCTACTCATAATTGGAATAACATTCTCTTGAGTATATCCAAAAGCTAATAATGTTTTTGTAGCTTGTGCTAATCCAGTAATTTCAAATGGAGTTTCTGCTCCCATTACTTTCAAATCTTTAGTCATTTTTATTGCAGCCTCTTCAGAACCTAACATTACTTTGAAAGATGTTTGCAAATCCTCAATAGTACTGTTGAATTGTAAACCCTGTTTAGCAAAGCCAATAAGTGGTTCAGTTAAATTCTGTGTCAATGTCTCACCAACACCCTTTACAGCAGAACCAATGCCAGACATAACACCACCAAGAGCAGCAAGACCGCTTGTTGTTTCATTCATACCAGCTATATTCATGGTTCCCAATAATTCAAATATTGTCATTTATTTAGTCACCTACTTTCTAGTTAGAATTTGTTACATTTTTAAATTCCTTTACTTCTAATTTACAATGGTGATCTCTATGAGCCGTATTTTTTGGAGGTGATACAATAATATATGTAAAATCTTCATATTCAACTAGATCACCTACTTGCCAGTCAAAATCATCTGAGTAAAATTTAAATTTACTTATAAGTGTTAATGCTCCAGCTTCGCTTGTCAAAGCTGAAGATACAGAGCCTAGATATCCTAATGCCGGAGTATCTGTATATGTACTAACTGGCTTGCCATAAGTATTTAATGTAGTAAGAGGTCTTTTTTTTACACATGATACGAAATAATCTTCAATTGCCACTGAAATCACCCCCTGTACACTTTTCTGTAATCATTTAGTCCAGATGTCAAGTCGCTTGGATATCCAGAAACATTGCCAGCACTTGAAAACGCAACACTATAATCATCAATTTTCTCACTTTTAATGCCCATGCCATATCCTTTTAATTGATAATTAATCATCTGTGCTAATATAGGCTCAACTGATCTTGGGAATGAAACTAATTTAACATAGACACCACTTGTACATGTCTCATCTTTTATAACATAGTCATTCTCTACAACAAGTGTTTCAGAGGTAGTTGAGTCGATTTTAAAAAGTCTATTATTTCTAAATGTTCCACTAACTAAAACAAAATCACCTGTTTGAAACTCATGGACTGTATTTAAGTCAATAGTATATGTACTTTCTGTAAATGTAACATCATTACTACTCAAATATAGTTTATCTTTCTTAGTAAATGTATTTCTACAATAATTTATTATTGATTCCAGTACTATTGGCATTAAGTAAGCAATCTGAGCATCTTTTGTAGTGCTAGTTATATTTAATATTTTTTTTATATTTTCAACTGTCATTTTATTCACCAACTTTCTAAAAAAAGATCTGTGAAAATCTATTCAATTAAAAGAAATCACAAATCTTTTTCACATAATTTTATCTTTTCAAGGTTCGAATAGCTTTCAAAATATCATTTCTTGACTCATCACTAACTTTATTCTTCTCAATTATTGCTTCGGACTCTTTTTTTCTTTCAGCAACATTTAAATCCCTTGAATCATCATCGAATTTTAAATGTTTGTCTAAATATTGCTTAAAATTGCCTTTAAACTGTCCATTATTTCTAATGTATGATTGCCATAGTCTATCAGTCCATGCCTGCTCATCATGCCTTTTTAATTGAATACACTCTTTTCCTAGAGCAACATAGTAATTATAAAATGCAAGATCAACAGGGCCATCTAATAAATATTTAACGAAAGCAAAGTCATGATAATACAACATTAATTCAGCCATCAACCTATTTTCATCAAATTTAGTGCTATAGTAATCAATTGTTTTAAATAATTGCTCTATACAATCCTTTTCTGTTATTTTGGAATTATTAGAGTTTTCAACTTTTTTTTAAGACCATCAACATCGATCTTAGCCATTTTATACAAAGAATTTGGCACAGCATATATTAATATGTCTAAAGTTATTGCAATAAATTTATCACCCTGTATTAACTCGACATCTTCTGGCTTTTCTCTAATATAAGATGCTACAAGATTTGTAACATTTTCTTGAGCATATGGTAACTTTTCAACTATAAATGCAATAACATCTACTGCTAACATACCAACATCTTTTTTATTAGCATTACTAAACTCTTTCTTTGATAGATACTCAACATACGACTTAACTTTCATGTCTCCAAAAATTCTAAGTGCTAAGAAAAATTCCTTAGTATTTAGAATTCTACTATCCCAATCCTTGTTAACATTAATTAGCTCTATCAAAGCCCTTACTAGTTCTGCCTTTGTCTCAACATTAGTATTAACATCTTTATTATCCATTTTCTTTCCTCCAATATTTTATAATTATGATCCCACTTCAGAACCTGTACTTGAATAATCAAAGATCATTACAGGTGGTGTTACAGGGTCAGCACTTGGATAAAATCCAGTGTAAATCATCGTAGCAACAATTTCATCTTTCGAGTTAAAATTTAATGCATATGAATCCATATTATATGCATTCTCTAAAATAATAACACAATCTTCTCCAGTAAACTTCTGGCCTTTAAATGCAATATCATCTAACACATCATCAGCAGAAATTTCAAAACTAAAAGCTATTTCATCATAAGTACCATCTGCATCAGTCTTTTCAGTTACTGTCATTGGTATTCCCATACTTAGAATATCTGTAGTAATAGACAGATAATTTACTGTCAATTTAGGAATACATGTATCATACCGTTTTAATCCCTTTGTAGAGCCCATAAGACCGTCAACAGCTAAGTCTCTTATAACTCTTTCTATATCGAGTTGAGAGCCTCCACGTGTCGCTCCTATGATCTCAGGGTCAGTCTGAAAGTTCTTGTATGTAACTCCTTCGCCTAGCATAATGTTAGACATTTTATCTGGAGCTACAGGTGTAAATACTCCATTAGACATTATACTACCTCCTTATAACTCTTCATGTAGAGAGGTACTTTTGTTGGTGTAAGTCTTGAATAATGGCCTTTGAATACAGCAGCTTGAACAACTTCGCTTTTCTCCTGCAATGCCAGTGATAAGTTATCATCAGACAAGCAATTTTCAAGAACAACATGAAACGGCAAGTCACCAGCTCCCATTTTCTCTCCACAAACTGTAATATTTCTAATGTACGATTCATCTGTTAATTCTAAATCCATATAATATTTCTTATATGTCTCGTACTGAGTAAATTTAAATCCACCACCCTCAACAGGAACAACAGCAGAATCATCCTGATCTTGTATCATCATTAATGCATCAGCATAGAATGTTACTGTTCCATTTGTGCCACTAACTACAAAAGAAACTCCTTTAAGATCAGACCAATATGGGCTTCCTACTGATGTGAAAGAACTCTTAGCAATTTTAAATACTGTCCATTGATCTGCTGTTAAGTCAGCACCAACAACATCATATTTAAAATAATTAGTTTCAGTTCCTTTTTCATCAAGGTGAAATCTTAAACTTATAACTCCAGCTGCCTGTAATTTTGCCAGTTCTGCCGTAGTAATATATAATCCAAATCCAATAAAGTCACCAGCAACAGAAGATTCCTCGTTTGCAAATTCCTCCAGGTCTAAATCTGTATCAAATATATTATGTACTCCTTCACCATCGGAATCTGAAACAACACATTTAACAGAAGAATCCATTAATGCTATAGTACTTTCTTCTGTATAAGTACCTCCAGAATCAGTCGCCCACGCATCATCAGCCCAATTTAACATTGGAACCATGATCTTGTTATCATATCTTAAATATAGTTGATTCAAAGTTAATTTAGGATTTAATGAATCGTATCTTACCATAGGTATTCCATCACCTGCTAACTGTGGACCATAAAAACCATCTACAGCAAGCAACCTCATTACTCTTTCAACATCAACTACTAAGCCACCACTTAAATTACCTAAATGCTTTTCGTTAGGTAATCCTTTATTTATATAAACATTTGCTTCACCCATTACGATCTCGCTCATCGTCACTGGAACGTAAGGAGTAGCAACTCCGGTATCACCCATTTTCGTAACACCTCCTAATAAATTTTACAAATCCCAATCTTTTATCCAGTATTCTTGATGATATCTACTAACTGTCGGGTCAGGGTCAACTAATTCTCCCTCTACCTGCAGAAAACTTCTAAATCTACTATCAGGACTAGAATAAAAATTTAATCCATCCTTAACTAACTTAGATGCTTCCATTATTATTGAGTCATCAGTACCTCTGCACCAGTAGTCTATTTCTACCATCCTATTATTACAACTTGCATTAGTTCTTAGGTCAATAGGAGGAAATGTATAGACTATATAATTATCAGGTAATTCAGTAGCTGGATATATAGGCACAGCCTTTAAATTATAGACTGGTATGTCAACCAACTCTTTTAACCTATTATTTATTTCTGTTTTTATAGAATCAAAATCCATTTACTTCAGCCCCTTTGACATATTAGCTGCTGCAATTTTCTCTATTTCTGATAAATGTTTATATACAGCTGGCCTCATAAAAGGAGTACCAGCCTGCCTTGACGTGCCCATCTCCTGAAATCCAGCATATGGAGTATTATTCTCCAAACTAAGCACTTTATTAACAACTTTGTAAGTATTGTTTGACTTTAACTCTCCAGTATCAACAGCTACATAAATATCCATCTTGCCTTTGCAAAAACTACCAATAGCCTCCAAAGTATCTATTTCATTATCTTGTAACTGCTTTATTACTTTATTTATATTATTAGTTAATTTAAATTTTATACTCATCTAATCACCTACTTTGCTGCTTGCTTGTGTAAATCAGCAAAAATTTCATCAAGAATTTTTACATCAGGGACAGGATTTAAATCGTCCTTTGTTATATCTTTTAAAAGAATAACTTTATCATCATTAAATAGTTTATCTCCTGGAACGGTAAAGCTATAAATAATTCCAATATAAGCAAAAAACATTAAAACTCCATCAAACTCATCTTGGCAAATCTCAGCTTTCTTGAAAACTTCACTCGCCCAAAACCATGTTATATTGTTTTTATTCTCAAGTTTTTCTTTATGCAATTCCTGCATTATCTTGAGAATATTTTTAAAATGTAATCTACTTATGTTAACCTTTTCTAATTCTTCCATAGCTAAACTGCCCCCACAACTTCATCATAAATTTTATTCATTTTTTCTGAAAAGTATTTCAAGTTAAAGACTTTAGACTTCTCAATTATCTTATCTTTATCAATAAGTTTATTATCAAAGTCATTCTTGAACATACTAAAAGCTTCAACAACATCAGATGTATTAGGTATATTGCAGAAATAATCACCTAAGCCATTACCACCCATTTCTTGGATTACTGGCTTACCACAATTTAATGCTTCTGCAACTACTCTATTATTTATTCTGTTCGGACTAAATACACAATCTACAGCCCTATATACATGCTCCATATTGGTATATCTTGGCTTTACATCACCAAGACCGCCAACTCTTTTTAATTCATTTAATAAAATTTGCCAACATGCAAGTTTGTCATGCTCAAAACCATAAAAATGAAATTTAAATTCATTTGGGTACTTTTTAGCAACTTCTATACATCCTATTACCATTTCAAATAGGTCTATATCAGCTCTTACTGAATCACATATTAAAATATTATATTTGCCAGAATTTTCTAATGTATGTATTTTGCCCTCGTTAGTAAATCTCTGTTCATCAATTGCTGGATAATCAAAACATACATGTTTTTTATCTGGGAATGCTGGACTCCAAAATGGTATGTATTCAGGCCAAAAATGAATCATTTTTTTGCAACGATTCCATTTTGCAAGATTACTATACAAGCTATAACTAGACCTTTTACCATCCTGTTCAGGCCTAAAACAATCCAGTGGTTTGCCATGAACAATCCATATAATTGGTGCTTGATTTTTAACTAACCAGCTATCCTCAATTCCTGTATGCATAACTATGCAATCACATTCACTTATTAAATCTGGATGAGCAGTAATTAATTTAAATCCAGCTCTTTCATCAATAGCACCAACTTTGCACTGTTCTCTCGTCCCATCTGCCTTAGTTATACCAGCATCGAAGAAATACACAACATGTCCTGATAGAATATCAGCCTTTGCCATATCTCTACTTGCTTCATTCAATATAAGCCACATAAATTGGGACCAAACATGCTTACGTGTCCTATCTTTAATGACTTACTCATTGGCATCACCTCCTAATATAACGTGCGACCATCTAGCTCCATTTTTTATGCGATGTATTGATGAATTGTGTACTTTAAAATTCAAAGCTATTATATTACAGCTATAACCTAATTTTATCCACATTTTTATGAATAAAATATCCCAATTAGTTAATTTTGCCCTACCATTTTTAATACCTTTACAATTACCTTTATTTCCAACCTTAGAATTTCTACCTTTTGTTGATCTATCTTTATTATTATCTAAAGCTGTTCCAACGAATAAATGTTTTGGGTTTATACAACCTGGATTATCACAAGTATGACAAATAAATAATCCATCTATTTTTTCACTTGGGTTAAATAAATTATAAATATATCTATGCAACTTTTGCTGTTGACTATTTACTGATATTTGACAATAGCCATCTTTGTCTTTTATATGTGATTTGCATTCCCAACATTCATTTACTATATCGTATTCAATAGACTTTCTTTTTCTTGTAAAATTATCATAAATTTTCACTCAAACCCCTCCTTATGGTTTTCTCTTATATTTTATTAGGGCAAAAGGTAATAAGAGTTTTACCCTTTCGACTAGCTTTGTCTATTGCCCCAATTATTTTTATTTATTATGCTGCTGTTTGTGAAACTATTAGAGACAACATCGCATGCACTGTATCAGTTCCGAAATCACCCAATATTGCTCCTATTGTTGCAGTACCTGCGGTTGCAACAACAGTACCTATTTTTGCGTCAACACTATCAGCAACAGAATCAACAACTTCCAGTTCAGCAGCTACTGAATCAACCTTTGAATCAGTTACAACATGAGCAGAAATTTGTTTTGAATCCAAAACAACTAATTTAGAATCTGCTGCTGCAACTGCTGTTGATACAACAACAATTTTTGAATCCGCTGTTCCTAAAGAAGTAGCAACACTATCTACTTTTGAATCAGTTACTACATGAGCACTTACTACTTTTGAATCTGCTGTACCTAATTCAACAGCTACTGAATCAACTTTTGAATCTGTAACAACATGAGCTGATACAATTTTACTATCCGCTGTTGCAATGTCAACACCATTACTATCGATTTTACTATCTGATATAACATGAGCTGATACAATTTTACTATCTGATACTACATGTGCAGAAACAATCTTACTATCTGTAACAACATGTGCTGATACAACCTTAGAATCCGCTGTACCTACTAATACTGCTGTAGAATCTACCTTTGAATCAAGAATAACTGCTCTTGAATTAACTGTCGAAACCGCTGTTGAAACAACAACTACTTTACTATCTGCTATCGCTAAATTAGCCGCAACGCTATCAACTTTTGAATCACTAACAACATGTGCAGATACAACCTTAGAACCAACAACGGAATTTGCTGTTGATAATACTACAACTTTACTATCCGCTGTTGAAACCTGTGTTCCAACACTATCAACTGCCAAATCAACACCTTCAATTGTTGTTGCTGCACTTTCAACAACACTTGCACTTGATTCTATTGCCGCCTGTGCTGCTGCTTGTGTGCCAATAGCAGTAGATAAGTCTGTAATATTACTTGTTAATGAACTATTAGCAACAACTACCGCAGATGCCACACTATTTATGCCAGACAAGCCAGCAGCAATTGAGTCTAATTTACCCTTTAGAGTAAATGCCATTATTTACCACTCCCTTTAGTTATTTTATAACCATTCTCGAAAATATTAAAATGTCTTTTTATCAGTTAAAAGAAAGTATTAATGCGTGAACTACTCACCGCTTTCGCTTCGCTTAGAAGCGGGAGCTTCCTGGTCAATATCTCTAACGAGACAAGTTTACCCAAGCTGTATATGTTGTATTACTCACATATATAAAGGTCGTTCCGACCTCAAATGATACCAAAATTATATAGCTAATTTCAGCAAATTTTTACTTGCATTTATATCCCTATCATGTTTAGAATTGCACTCAGGACAAATCCATTCCCTTAAATTCCAGTAGTTTTTTTGTGAAGATAAATACCATTCTTTTTGTTCACAGGAATAAATAAATCATGCGAAATTCTAACTGCTGCCCTGTAAGCATCTTTTGTCTGATGGAATTCTGGCAATATTAGTTTTGGCTTATTATGCTTAATTATTGCAAGAACAGCCTGTTTTTGTACAATTGCAAAATTTAAATAATATCCTGCTGCTGCAAATCCATCTGTCGCACTAATTGTTGGTGCTGTGCTAAATCTAGATTTAGGAACTTTAATAATAGGCATATCATCATACATCAAGATATTTCTATTAATTACTGGATTATATTCTGAAACAATTCTTGAATTAAAAATTTCTCCAGAATTTTTTAAATTGTTGTAAGTATTGTTTGAAATAAACAAAAACCTATCAAACTGAGCAACTTCGTTATCATCCATTGCTTCAACAGCAGTATCTATGGCAGCAGCAACGGTATCTTCATCTAAATCCGCTGTAGCATCGGATGCAGTTTTTATATCATACATTTTTTTAAATCTTATAGCATCTGTTTCTGGAATTAAATAATCCTTGTAGTATTCAGCAGCGATCTCAACAGCTGCTTGCTTTGCTTCGATTTCATCCAACGCATCAAAGTCAATCATTTTTCCTCTATCATATGCAAATAGGTGAGCTTCCCATTTTGCTTCTGCTGTTGTATCATCATATCCATTATCTCTATCATACGTTGCTAAACCTTCACCGAAAGCAATCCTTCTAGTATAAACAGTTTTAGCATCTGTTTCATCAATTCTATACATAGATGGGTCAGCATCTAAAATAGAAGTAACTGAGCCTGCTTTATAAACAGCATCTAACTTTTCTAAATAAGCAGCTACGTAATCATTACTCATTTTAAAACATCCCTTTCTTTTACTTAATATGTTTCAATTTATCTTTCCAATCTATATCTCCTGTATTTGAGGATTCATTTTTATTGTGTCCTCCAGTTTTGCTTGATGTTTTCTTTGTTACAAATAAATCACTATATGATTCCTTCAATTTAGAAACAACTTCATCAACACCAGTTATATTTTCACCTTCAACCTTGATATTTTCAAGATTGATCTCTTTCAATAGTAACCTAGGATGTTTTGCTCCTTCTTTAGCTAAAACAGATTCCAAAGCATACCTTTTAGTTATATTTATAACTTCATTATCCTTTGCTTGTAAATCATTGTTATACTTTTCCTCTAAAGAAGAATATTTGTTCTTATAATCGCCAGATTCATCTAATAATTTCTTTGTATCATTTAACTGACTCTCATATAATGTAATCTTTTCATTGCTTTGCTTATACTTATCATTTACTTCATTATATCTAGCCCTTGGAATATAACCATCAAGCATATCAAATTCCGTTTCTTTCACTCCTGCTGCTAAAATTTGAGAATAAAGTTCTTCTCCAACTTTTTGTTTAAATCTTTCAGACATATTATTGTCCCCTTTCATTTTTTAACAGAGTTTTGTCTCTTCTTAATTATTTTTACATCTAATTAAGATGGCTTTTATAATTTTATATAAATTGCAATTCACATAAACTATCATACATCTATTTTACACTATTTCGTCTGTCTTTACTACTTCTTCAGGTATTTTATCATTTTCATCTTCAGGTACTTTATCATTTTCATCTTCAGGTACTTTTTCTTTCTCATCTTCAATTTTTTTCAATTCATCATCTACGGAAGAAACCCATGGATGATTTTCAATTGAAGTCCTTTTAGATATTAACTTTAATGATTCAATACAATTTTTTATTTGTTCAGTTTGATTAAATATCATGCTTCTGTTACAGAAAATTTCATTTCTGTATTTAATGAAATAAAAAGCACTAACAAATTCTGCAAATTTTTCATAGAATAATTTTATCTGCTTCTCTGTTCTATTTGCTTTCATGTCTAATGCTGCATATCTTGAGTCAATAACAACATTTGTTATATTACCATCGCCGATCTGTGTTGGGTCTACAGATTGACTAATCAAGAATATATTTTCTTTCAAAGCAGTTAATAATACTTGTCTAGCTTCAACTGGTATTTGTACACTAATATAGTCTGCGTCTGCCCTCTCATCAGGCAATGATACTACTTTATATTTTTTCATATTTTCCATTGTCTCTTTTAGTATATCAGTCCCTCCAGAAAAACCTCTTAGCTTCATTAGCATTTCTTGGAATTCATAAACATTATTAATAAATCCTGAACTTATAGAGTTATACATATCAAGTAATTCTTTTATGCCATTTAAGTCTGATCTCTTTCTTTTGTTATTAAATAGAGGAATAAAAGGAATATCTTTAAAATTTAAAGACTCTTTCTTCTCTATTTCTCCATTATATTCAGAAATTGTTTCATAATGAGTACTAATAATTTCATTCGAAATTACATCTTTGCATATATTATAAGTTGTTACTCCACTATCATTCCATATCTCAACATAATATGTATCTTCATCAACAAGCCAGTATCTTATAATTGTTATTATTTTCTTTTTATATTTATCATAGAATGGAATAATTTCTCTATCATCAACAATGAAAGATTTCAATATATTATCTTCTACATAAAAATGTAACCAACTTACGGTATCAAGTGAAGCATTCAAAAGCAAATCTTCGAGCATATCTGTTAAATCTGTAATTGAAAATAAATCATTCTTGTTTATTGTTGGTTCCTTAGCTAATAAATAGTCAATTTTCTGATTAACAATAAGTTCAAAATAATTAGTATAAAACTCACCTTTATTTTTATTATAAATTGTGTGAATTTTATTATCATTCCCAACTATGTCTATATCTCCATTTTCTCTGTTGTTGGGATTATAATCAAAATATTTTCTTGCTGCATACTTATTTTTCTTGTTTATAATATCTTCTTTAATTATTTTTACTAAATCCATAATCTTATTATCTCCTTCCAGCAAATCTAATTACATTATTCAGTATATAAGATTCTAGACTATATCTAACACTTGCTGAATTATGCACACATAATCCACCATTAATAAAAAAGTTATTATTGTCTCTAACTGTGAGATTATAAACGTCCTCATTACTATCTTCTTGTATCTGAACAACTTCATCAGTATTTATCTTAATTTTATCATACATAGCAACGATATTATTACTTACTTTCAAATCCTTCAGTAACTTATATCCTTTATCAGTTAAAATAGGATGGCTTGCTGTGCATTTAAACTTCTTGCCAGATTTTGTTGTAACTTGAAACACTTTTGCATTAGTTCCAGTTTTTCTACAGTCATAATATTGTTTTAATTCAACTTCTTTAGTCTCAACATTCAAAGAAAAAAGTTTTCCACTAATACCAACTAAATCCTTAATATCTATCCATCCATTATTAGTTAGTACTTTTGTATCACCAACTAAACAGCCGTCTGGCTCTTCTGGATATTCATAAACTATTTTGCCTTCTTTATTCTTTTTATACTCATATGTTTCAAAGTCGTGACATGCTTCAGGAGTTCTTTTTTTATCTATAATTATTTTAGTTCTATCTGATACCCATTTAATTCCAAAAGTTTTTGAATCTGGTCCTTTTTTTGCACCTATTACATATAGACCAAGATCATTTAATTCTCTTATTATGTTTGGAGATGCACTATCACCTATTATTAATAATCTGCCAGCTTTTGGATATATTCTTTCATACATTGTCTTTTGTGAAGCACCATATAAATAAACTTCATCTAACAAATAAATCCAATCCTTTTTCATGTTATATGATGTTTCCATATAACATGTTGCATGCGTATTACCAAAGTCAAGACCTCTTCTTACAGTATCACATTCAATAGCAATTTCTTCATCAGTTATTGTCCTGATCTCTAAATTATTATAAATTTCAAGTCCTTCTCCTGTACATTTGCCAAGATATATATGTTCATAAGCTTTCGGATTGTTTTCTTTAACTATTTCTGCCTTCTGTATAAATTTTTCACCAACCCATTTTCTTGGTAATTCCAAATATGTTGAGTGATGAATAAATGTATCATTTCTCTTGCCTTGTCTTTGCAGCTTTTCAAGTTCATCTGAATATTCATTAGTCCAATTACTTTTTGAAGCAGGTGGATTATACATCATGAATCCGAAACAATCATCACTTCCTTCACCTCTAAATAGAGACTGAATAATATTATCTATCTCTTCCATTCCAGCAAATTCAGTAAGTTCTTCCCATATAGCTATCCTGCAATATCCTTTCTTGAACTTTATACTTTTTATCTTTTCATAATCCTTCTGATTGGCACAGCCTCTGAATAATATTGAATTATCATTTTTTTTATGCCATATTCTCATTGGAGAAACCGTTGAATCCCAAATATCATTAAGTCCTAGTAAATCTATTGCCCATAATAAATTAACAAAACAAGAAGTTCTAATTGTTTCCTTTACTTTTCTTAATGCTACTGCGTGTGTATCAATGCCTTTTTCTGCATCTATTGTTAATATTAAGATAGTCATTATATAAGCAAAACTTCCCTTACTGCTATTCCTACCACCTTTTAACAGATAAAATAAGTACTCATTGTTTTGAACCATTTTTGCCATACTATAAAAATTACTAGAAATTAATTCACTAAGTTTTACTATTTTTTCATTAGCCATTAGCATTCTCCTAGTTATTATCTTCAGGTAAATTTAAATCAAAATATACCTTTGGTGGCTCTTCATTCTTTGGATTGCTATCCATTAGACATAATATTTTAGCCATTATGTTTGCTGCTTTCAGCCTATCAGACATTGCTATCTGTGTTTCTATTTCAACTGTTTCATCTTTGCAAACAGCTTTATTGCCCTCTTTATAACTTTTCCTGAGAATGTGTATTCTTTTCTCACTCTGATTTCCTCTTATACAGCTTGTTAGAAATATTTGTAATTCTTCAGCTTTTATGATTTGATCACTTTGTATTTTATCAAGTTTTTCTTTTATATAATTACTTACACAAGGCTTTTTTAAGAGTTGAGATGCTCTAACTCTTAAATCACCTTTATTTTTGCTTGAATATCCTGCATCTATAGCAGCTTTTGTAGCATTAAGACATAAAACATAATTGTCTGCGAATCTTTTCTGTTGTTCTGTTAACGGCATGATAACACCCCCTTTCAATTAAAAATGAATGTGCATTTATCATGACTTACATATAGTTCATCAAAGATCGAACATATGACCAACATTTCTCCAATCGTAAAACCAAATTCTCTATTATTATCCTCAATATATGCATTCATCTGATTGTAATTATCAAACTTTTTATCAGACTTCTTGATATACTCAATCATTTTCTTTCTAGTCTCTTCTGACTCTTCATTGAATAATATAAATGGCCTCTTCATTGGTTCATTATATAAATATTTATTTTTCTTTACATATATTTTATCAAGTTCCTTATCATTACCTTTTATATAATTTAACTGATTACTAAAGTCAAACTTCACTTCTTCAACTTTATTATCTTGAGTAACTCCAAATATTCTTATCATATTATTAAACCTTCCTTCCAGAAGTTCTGTTGTAATTAATTATGTAATCTAATACTCCTAATTTTTCTGTCATTCTATTTCGCCATGATTGTCTCACATTTCTATTTTTACCAACTTCATTTCTTACAATATTTCTTTTTATTGTTCTTGCAAAATTCATAATCGCACCTTCCTTAATAATTTTTCTTTATGGTATATCAGGTATTTCAAAGCCTTTTTCATAATCCATGTCTGGCACTTCTCTGCCATGATGCATTAATAATAATACTAAACCCTCTTCTAGCAACCTAGAGAACGGTATTCTTGTTTCATTAGATAATTTATGCACTGATGTAAATAACTGCCTATCAATTGTTGAACCGAATCTCTGTCTATTTACTAACCCTGCCATTCTTACAACCTCCCCATCATTCCATTTACTATGTTTTTTAACATTTTTATTGCTTCTTCTGGATTTTCATATTCTTTAGAACAGTTCACTCCATTCTTTTACTTGTGGCTTATCTGGCTTACCAATAAATACTCTCTGTCCTTCAAATGGCTTATAATCTTGCTTACAAATATCTAATTGCCATCCAATATGTATCATCTGTGGAAATTCATTTTCTCTATGGCATTGACTACAGCATATACTAAATGGTGTTACCCCATCTCTACTATTCCACAACACTTCTATTGTTCCACATAGATTACATCTGTAAAGCATTAAGCAGAATGCTTCTTTATATTGCTTTTCCATTACATCACCTTTCGCTTATCATCAATTATTTTATACATCAACTCTTGATTATTCTTCAATAGATCAAAAAAGGCAGATTCAAGAACTGTTATTTTTCTATGTTCAAGCTCTAATTCATACTCAAAATTGAAAGCCTCAATTATTTCATGAATAATAGTTTTCTTCTGCCTCTCATTTTCAAGATCAGCATCAATTATAATTTCTGAACTATTACCACAACAACTACCCAATACATTAATAACATTATATCATATTATGACACGTTATTACAAT